TTATCTGCTGGCACAGCAGCAGTCCCACCGAAGCACACTAGACAATCCTGATCTGCTGATAAGATAGCAATTTCCACATTACCAGGAACCGCCACAACAGCAGAAGCCGCACCCGATGTAAAAGACTTCTTTACATAGGAGTGCGGCCGTAAGATTTCTAGCGGAATCGCTACTCCATCCGGTGTAGATAAAGGATAGCGTTGGCTAGTAGATGGCATGATTATCTCTGTTGACTTGCCCAGTATTCAAATGGCATAGGATCTTCTCCATTTGAAGCGGCATTGATTGCATAGTCATTATAGGCACGACGCATCCCCATAAGATTGGGAACTTGCACTGCACTAGCATTATCTCCTAGTTGTGCATCCTTGCCTTTACCCTTTACAGTCTTATCCATACCACCTACGATAGACTGCAGTAAGGTATTGAGAGCTTCTTTGATATCCATGTTACTTACCTCCAATAGGCGTCTTACCAGGACGCATAGCAAACCACCAGCCAATACTAACACCAGCTTGGAACAGAACCCATTCTACAAGAGTCTGATATACCTTAGCTACCTCCTCTTGAGTAATAGGGTTAGTATTTACTAGAGAGGATACTTGAATGAAAATATATAAGGTGAATACAAAGAAGGCAAGGGTAAGAATAGGACGAATAATCTTGCTGAACTTATCAATACCAGAATCCCCAGTAATAGGAGCATATGAGTAGGAAGCAGCCATCGCATTATAGCCAGCCACAGTTTCAGCTGTCTCACCTTCGATAGTAGCCACTCTCGTTTTTTGCTCATATTCTGTCTTCATGAATTCTAAATCTTTGTCTAGCTTAGCTAGCTCAAAGGCATGATCTTTATCCTTAGCCTGCAGATCAAGCTTACGGTTGAAGTAACCACCGATAAGACCTACTAAGGAACCAACTGCGCCACTACTCAGTAGCGATAGAAGTGCTGAGATAATCATCTCTAATCTCCAAGATAAAAGTTTCTTTGTTAAAGAATTCATTCAAACGACGAACAGCAGGCTGAGATATTAGACCAGCCTTCTTACCATCTAAGTATCCTAACTTCATGGCTGGGAGAATACACCCATAAGAATGCCAGTAATAATTACCTGGATGGATAAGAATATCACCACGATTAGGAACGTTCTGAACCTTATAGCACATTCCAAACTTAGGACTTTTATGCCATTTTACTTCATAAGTACCAGCAGGAATACAACTCTCTTGCTTGATATTATTAAGCCAAGGGCGTTCAGTAGCAAACAAGACTAGATTCTCACACTTCAAGGAAGAGAATGTTCCTTCAGAGGAAGAATCGAATCTAGACATTACAAGTCTTTTCATTATCCTGGCCCTTTAAGAAAAGCTTTCCAAGCATCAATGAATAACCAAGCAGCAAATCCTATCAAGCCCCACTTAGTTAGCTCAAATGTAAGTTTATCATAAAAAGCTTTTCTGGCTTGAATACTAGCGATTTCAGCTTCATGATATTCTCTGTGACTTTGGAAGTCTTTATCAGGAAAAGCCTCTTCCATTCTTAGGATAGATTCTCGAAAATCTCTATTAGATTCTATGACATTGTCTAACTTATTATCTATTTGAGACATTAGCTCCACTATAAGATTATTAGGAACTTGGCGTCTTTCTAGAGACAGAGGGCTTGTCATAGATAGTCCTTAGATTTAAACCTAATAGATAGTAGGTACATTACCCTACCATGCTGAGGATTCTCAATCTGCCATCCAAACTTACACAAACAGATTTTGCTAGTATAAGGAATTAGGAAAGAAAATCTCTTCTGCCATAAAAACAAGGAAGTGATAGAAAGTGATAAAAGAGATGTAGCTAATCCATATGCTGGATTACGATAAAGCCATCTTACCATAGACCAGTAGGAGGTGTAATTAGGATTTTTCTTCTTCCATCCATCATCCCCCCATAAGCTATTGTCAGGTGTCATAGCCCAAGAAAGATATGAGGGGAGACGAGGCTCTACTGCACTTGAGCTATTGTTATTGATTTGACCTAAGTGCCATTCTCGGAATAAGACTAGGAGAGGAGATGAGAGCCAGAGGATTAGGAGAAGAGGAACGTATAGGAGAGTGTAGAAAGAGTATCTAAATATATTTATACAATACGACATTTTACAGTTGCTCCTGTACGATATAATCCTCCGATAGGAACGCCACCTGCTGATGCTGCGGTGTCATCAGCAAAGTTCTCCACTATAATCCAGACATTTCCCGTAGAATCAATATGGGCAGCGATCACAGCCCCGTTGAGAATATCACTGGAGCCATCGACGTTGCTTTGAATTTTAGTTGTCATTATGCTGACCTCACCAAGTATGCGGATACACTGCCACCGATGATACTGACAGCACCAACAAACGATACGTCGTGGAAGAACTCAAAGTAATCAGTAGTACCGTTCATATATATCAACCCAGATGCATTTGGCTTAGAGTATAAGGTGGCATACGCTCCAGCTATACCCTGCATCACTGAACTACCATTCTTGCGAACAGCCACAGAGCAGTACGATATAGACGTACCAGCTTGCATTTGTATAGTTATATTGCACTGGTAATACCCAGGAATATTAGGAGTCAACTTATTTGCTGTCCAAGTCCCACTACTTAGGGACATGTTAGTTAAAATACCACCGAAGTTAACAACACCATTAGCCGATCCTGAGGCTGCGATATCTGCAACGAAGTGCCCGCCATTCCCAATAAGAGTAGCACCGCTCGCCCCTGTTATAAGATTAGCGGCTGATACTGTAAGCAGGTCTTGTGTAGTAGCTCCGGCATTTCCTCTAGCCAACTTCATAGTGCCGTTGTTGGCACTTGCATCGAAGGTGAAGTTATTAGCTGGTGTAGCGGACAGGCCTAACTGAGCTCTTAGTTGAGCTACTAAGCTTCCTAATAACTTAATATTACCACTTGCATCTACTACTTGCCATCCATTAGAATGTGTATATGAAAGATTATCCCCAGCAGCTAAAGAGCATTTAAACAAAGGATATGAAGTTACGTTATCAACTAGGTTGATAGTAACTGTGATAGGGGCAGAATCCCTATTTACTAGAGAGATATTATCTATATCTCTAACAACACTAGCAGCAGGAGCTGCTACTAGTATAACAGGAGTAGAAGAGTTGGTGACACCGAAGCTAGTGCCACCAACATAATCAGAGGAGGTAGCGTCTGACCAACCCGCCGTAAAAGCAGGTTGAGTAGTTGCTACTGCAGCTGCTAATACTACCTCAATCTTACGAAGAGTTGAGTCTAGACGAATCATCTTATTACCTCATTAACCAGCAACGCCAATTTCACCTTCAGCTTGGAAGGTAAGAGAGGTAGCAGCACTTGCTCCACCTACCAAGAAATCTGCTGCATCAAGACGAAGATAGCCATACCAGTCATGATAGCCTTTAGCTGCAATAGACATTGCAGAACCAATAACTTCAGTACCAGCTACGTTACCACCAGTAGCCCCCAACCACAAAGAGAAGGTAACAGCTGCTGCACCCTTATTATAAATACGAACATGTCGTAGAATAATGTAGGTTGCAGTATTACCAGTATGACCTACACCACCAGACACTGCTGGCGGATTAAGGATATTAGTGGTAAGAGTGGTGGTTAATGCAATCGGGCCAATACGAATTACTTTATTTGCTGCCATGATATTTCTCCTAAATCAGTGAGCTGCTGCAAAACGCCTTATCCAGGCGGGAATGATTTCTAAAGAGCTATTCTGAGTAGATGGAATTCCTAGAAGAGGTTCGGGATTATTAGAAATCTCCTCTACTAAGAACACTATTCCACTTTGACCATCTATTCCATCTACTCCATCTATTCCAGGAATACCTTGTATACCTGGTTCCCCTTGTATTCCTTGTATTCCTTGTATACCCTGAATACCTTGAACACCATCAGCTCCTGGAGGCCCTTGAGTTCCTGGAGGCCCCATATCTCCATCTAAGCCTTGATCTCCATTAAGCCCAGGAGGGCCTTGCATACCAGTACCACCAGCAGAACCTGCAGTACCTTGTATACCTTGAGGGCCAGGAAAGCCATTCATACCATCTAAGCCATCTAAGCCATCCATTCCTGGAATACCATTGAGGCCTGGAATACCTTGCTCTCCTTGAGGGCCACCACTGCTAGAATTATCTAGGAAAGCTCTTGGCTTAAGAGAATCCATAATTAACCTCCTTGATTAAGATCACCTTGGAGAACTAGAAATTCTTCCATAGCTAAGGAGTTATGAATCTTGAAAGAGTTGTCATCACCAATAGACTTAAAGATATTAGCTGCAGCCCTATTGATAATAATGTTTGGAAACATATCCAGCATCCAATGAGTATTATTCCCAGAGAGAATACTGGGATATGTATAATACCCTACTTCTAAAGAAGAGGCTTGTGCAGGAAGAATGTAGGTGAGATTGGTGCCTGCTACATAATAGCAGTTCTTCTGCATTACACTACCACCAGTGAAGACTTTATCTGCACCTATAGGCTGAAGATAACCCAATACACCTGTTACTTTTATGTACTTAAAGCGACGAAAACGTGTGAGAGAAGCTAAGGAGATAGTATCCCCAAACTTACTAGGATCAATGGCCAATGTCTGCTCTATAAGATCTTGAGCAAACGAATCTTTTAGGCAGAAAAAAGAGAGAGCTGCGTTAACAGCCCTCTCCGTATCTGCCGTCTTATCCGGTCGTTTTGTAATATCCAGAACGGCGGCTACTACGGCATTAAAGTTCATGGCTATACCTTATTCTACTTTGATTAGGAAACCTTCTGCAACCTTAGAATCCAGGAACTTAGTTTCTTCTTCGGTGAGAGGTTCGTAGTAACCGAAAGAATCCGCACGGATAATGCGATTACAGCATTGCAAGCCATAGCGATGGCCGACAGTACGATAGCCCTTGCGATGCAGAGATTCTACCGGAGGAAGCTCTTTGGTAGGATCATTATCATCCGAAGATGCAGTATCCTTCAGAAGAGCAGAAGCATTGCCGGAAGCTGCGGCCTTAAGTTTATCTTGAATAGTTTCAGACATTTCATTTCCTTAGTAAAAAGCCTCTCCCAATAAGGTATTAGCTTAAAGGGAGAGGAAGGAGACACCCGCCAGGGTTAGGATTCCTTAGACAGCAGCAGTCAGACCAGTGATAATACCGCAGCTATAAGGATTGATGAGTTCAACAGCCAGTTCCGTGGTGAGAGAACCACCGATACCATCAGTGCCGTTCTCTACGAGCTTACCACCAGCACCGTATTCTTCAGCTTTGGTATCGCGACCTTCCAGATAAGCAAGCTTGAGAGCCGGCATATCCATGATGAGAGCAGTACCTTGCAGACCAAGACCGTTCATCAGAGGATGTTCGACCAGATTAACAGTGCCCTTGTAGAACTTGAACTTCGTAAAGTGCATACCGAAACTAGTCTCAGCGGTAGTCAGTTGGACTTGACCAGACTTAACACCAATGGCGTTAAGCACACGCATCGCTTGAGCATCACCGAAGATTACCTTCTCCTTAGGATTAGTCAGATCGGTACTATAAGCGAAGGCCGGTTCCAGGAGCTGGATCAGCTGATCGTAGGTAGTAGTACCACCAGCAGCATTAGTATTCTGCGGGCAATACTGTTCCATTGCATCGATCACACCTTGCGTAGCGTGAATAGGCTGACCATTAGGGCCAGTAGCAGGAGCCTTAGGCTGACCCCAGATAATAGCACCTTCGATATCAACCGCATGGAACATACTACAATCCTTGCGAGATTCTGCAACATTGGAGTAGCCTTGCTCTGCCATAGAAGCACGAGCAGTATCAGTCAGGCCCCAAGCATTACGGAAGATCTGCGTGTAATTCGGGATATAGGTAGTAGACAGCTGACGAGCAGTCGGACGAGCCGAACCTTCTTCATATGCCGTACCAATCTGAATCCACTTCTGACCGTTAGCGGTAACAGTACCAATAGTACGACCGAAGCCACGAGTAGCCGTAATAGATGTGCCGTTAACAACAGTCAGAATACGAACAACTTCCGTAGTAACCATATTAAACAGCGTCATACCCGGCAACATACCAGCAGTAGAAGCCAGATTAAGCGTAGCAGCACCAGAGGCGTCAGCAGCAGTAGACGTGGTGAAGATGAACGTCATCGTCTTGCTGAAGTAACCGTGAGTAGAAGCTTTTGCCGAAGACTTACCCGATTGCGAGCTAAGAGCAAACATCGGAGCAGAGCCATTCGGGAAGAGACGCAGAATAGAACCTGCAAACGAACGAGTGTTAAGTTCAGCAGGATTCAGAGAGGTATTAAAAATACCAGATAAGAGTGCCATGTTATTTCCTTAAATTAAGAAGAGAGATATTTAGACCAGTCCATTTCCTTTTCTACTGGCTTATTAGCAGGAGAGGTAGGACTCATTGCAGACGAAAGATCAACCATATACTGCTTTGCAGCTTCTGCAATCTCCACAGGAGAAGCATCAGGGTTTGCACGAGCAAACTGATCTGCAATACGATTCAGCTCTTTCTTAACTACTGGATGCTGGAAGTTCGGAGTATCTGCGAGAGCTTGTGTAGTAAGCTGATCTCGCACTCCCTTGTTGATTTGTTTCTTTTCATACTCTGACCGTTGGTTAATAAACGTATCAGTCAGACCTGCGTTGTGTTGAATAGCAGCTTTGTAAGCGTTCTGTGAGGAGCTTTGAATAACCTTCATGAAGGCTTCTGGATCACCAGACATAGCCTTTTGCATTAGATCCTTATCAATTCCCTGAGTAAAGTTCATCTTACCAGAGACTTCATCTACTACCTTAGAATCTAATGTAAAACTAGGCGCTTGAATATCTGAGTTATTGGCAGCATTTTCGAACATTTTGGCGTAAGCGTCCAGTGGATTCGGAGGAGTTTCATCTGTTCCTGGCATCTTACCATCTTTATTCTTAGTAGCATTAGGATCAGATAAGTTCTTATTCTCCCCATTAGGAATTTCCTTGTTATCAGTGGTGTTAGCCGGAGGGGTGGTTTTGAAGAAATCAAGTACAGACATGGTATTACTCCTTACAGATTGATAGAAGAGTGGTTAGTACTGCTAATTTTCCCGAGACTAGGATATGCCTGTTAGCTAATTCCTTGTCTGAGAGGTCTAAAGATGATAGAGCTAGAAGTTCTTTCGAATCTTCTGTAGCTAACATCTGAAGATATTTACGAAGATATGGAGATGTTAATACCTTCTTTAATTCAATAATCTCACCATCTGTAAGTATAATAGATGGAAAGACTAGATCTAGATTATTGGACATAGTATTCCTTAGTTTCGCTTCGCACTCCGCAAACCGTCGGAGCGGCGGATAGCCTACTGGCTCGCTTACGCGGATGCCGTCGATACAAGGTTTCCCTTCGGCTACGATAAAATATACTCGCTTCGCTTCGCATATTTTATCTCCGACCTTGCATCTCCTCATCCCGCCAGTATTCTCTCCTCTGCCCCCGCCGGTAATCCGCTGCGTGCTGCGCTACTTCTCCACAGACTCTTCACTAGGAGATTGTACCATCATGTTAGGAGCGTTGCTAGGTGCTAGATTGCTCGCCGCAACATTAGGAGCTTGCTGAGGTGGATTATACTCCTCTAAGCCACGAACTCCCATAAGCTGTGCTAAGTGAGCGAAGACTTGGGGAAGAGCTGCACCATAAGCCATTTGCAGAGGCTGCGACTGGCCTATCATCTGGATAAGAGCCATAATAGATTCAGTTCCAGCTAACTTGGATTTGGGAGTATATCCATCTGCAATGCGGAAAGCTAAGACTTTGTCTCGCAACTCATTAATATTGATGGAGATAATATCACCTGTTTTCTGAGAAACGAGTTCGGCGTCTGCTCCGTACTGGAAGATATTAAGCTTGATCATCTCCTTAAGTGGCATAAAGACTTGGAACTCTAAGGTGAGAGCTGGCATACGAAGTCGAGCGTCTGCTCCACCCATGGTATCATTCCACTCCTTAACGCTCTTATTCCCCTTCTGGAACTGACCCTGCATAGGAGAATTAAGACCTGAGAGCTCCTTGCCGAAATTAACTACCATCATGCCATCTTGCAAGGCAGAATCTGTTCCACGTGGATCAAATGGAATCTGATGATAAGCTTCAGCAATAGTTTTGTTAGAGAGAGAATTAGACTTTACTGGGATCTTAGCTGCAGGAACAGGAGCGTTAATATCACTAGAAGCAATGATATTAGGATCATACAAGGCTCTATCCGAGACTGCTCGCCGTGCCGCATTAAAGCGAATGTTAAATAGAGTCTTTGCTGCTTCTTGGAAAGGAATATTAGATTCTGCAATAGACTGAGTCTGATATCCAAGACCATCCTCTAATGGCTGACCAAAGAGAATGGGGAGAACATCATAAGCAGAGATAATACGATCTGCTTGCACTAAGATCCTGTTAACAAACATGAGCTTCCAGATCTGAGGAGTCTTAGGCATAGGAACAGACATGTTGAAATCGTCTGGGATAATGCGAGCATAGACAGTTATAACCTCGAAGTTATCTCCTACTGATGCCTGATTATTATCGAAGTCCTTACCTGTTAGGTAGACAGCCCAGTTCATACTAGTAGTAGGAGCTCTAGCAGTGATATAATCAGAGATTTGTGGAGGCTTTCTGTAGACATTATCTACATTGCCAGATGAAGCCAAGGCTTCACGAATATTGAAGGCTTTGCCATCATTTCCTAAGCGATTTAGAAGACGCTTAAGACGAGTACGTGTTTTGATTTCTACATAACCAGCGAAGTCTCCTTGCGTAGATACATCTCCTGGAGGGACGGTTTTATCCCAAATAGTGTTATAAGGATCAAGGCGAGTAATCTTGTTGAAACTCTTATTATCTCGACTGACAGCTTTCTTACCCGGATCTATTAAGTTGTCAACTGAGGTATACTTGTCAATAGAATCCCAGCATAGCTCAATAGCTGATAGATTGTATTTTACACCATCCTTGAAAAAGATAAGAAGTTGACGAGCATAGCCACCAATAGTAGCATGGTCGTCAATTAAGGTCTCTAGTTGCTCAGCGTACTGCCTATTTGAGGGATTCGATACTACCGGGAAGATAGGATACCCAGAGAGGAAAGTATCTGCTAAGTAAGCAACCATACTATCGACCTGAGATACTACAACAGGAGGAGTAGTGGAAGGCATATTTACTACGCCCACAGGCTGGGTTGCTGCGTCAATACCTTCTCCACGAGCTACACCAGTATTGGGATCGACATTAGAGATGTATCGAGCATAGGCTACATCCACAGCTTCCATCTTGTCAATGTATTCTGAGGTACGCTTATGATCTGTGATGATCATTTCTAAGTACTGAGTGAGCTTCTCTTGAGATTCAGCAGAAGGAATGAATTGCGCAGTAGCTGGTGTGGTGGCCTTCTTAGCCATAATACTTCTCCTTAGTTAGAATGGGGTGTTGTTACCTACTACAGTACAAATACCTTCGTAAGTATTGTTTACAGTGATAGGATGAATAAGATGCCAGTATTCATTACGTACATCTAAGCCGTAAGATACTGCATCTAGCAAGTCATCCTTATTTTCTTTATGTCCTAGCCGATATAAAGAAGCCTGCCAGGTGAAGTCTCTGCGAGATTCCGGATCTTGTATATAGTATTCCTGCCTATATATTTCCTGCATGAATTGTCTAATACGAGCTTCCTTACTTCTACCATGAGGTGATAACTCTACCACAGTGATGTGAGTTATACCTGCTAAGGTTAGGAAGTGCTCTATCCAGAATTTTAAGGTTTGCTGGTAGGCTACTGTTTCTACACCTATTAGACAACAGTCAAAGTCTAGAGCCATGACTAGAGCTTCACGAATGAGCTCCTTGGGATCCATGATTCCTTTCTTCGTCTTTACTACATAACCTTTATCGTCATACTTGACATGAGCTGCGATTACGTTATCATCCGAGGTCTTTCTGAAACCTGCTGGATCAATGGTGAGGAACGCGCCGTCATGAGCTACTATTTCTTCTACATCAGAATCTGGAAGTGGATGTGGCATTAGGGATAGAAGCTGGCTTCGAGGTATATTCATTACCTCAGCGAACCAGATGTGGGCTAAGTTTAAGGATTCATCGTGGTAGTAAGACTCCATGAGTTCTTCTAGAGAGAAAAGCTCAGGCCACAGTGGAACACTATTCGCTAGGATAGCACCTGTAATCATGCTTACCCAAGATCTCGATTTACGGAATCTATTGAGGATACAATCTTCTGAATACATATTACCAACGTAAATGATAATACGATTGCCGCGCGGTGCAATAGCCTTGAAGATAGTACCAGTGAGTTCCTCGAGAAGCTTCTTAGAATCTGTTGGAGATTCGTCGTTTTGTTTAGTTTGAACGTCATCACAGAAGATAATATCAGGACGTTCATTCTGTAAATTAAGACCTCGAATACCAGCAGACCAGCCTCGTGCAACTAAACTTACGCTACGGGAGTGATAGGCTGCTTTCTTTGTATCTGCTGAGTCAATGGCGAGGGCTTCTTCCCAATTTCCATAGAGCTGGGTTATATTTGGTGAACGTAGAATGTCATGGATATCTGCTAGGAGTTTCTCTGCTAAGTCAGAGTTAGCACAAATGATGAGAATGAATGAAGCTTTATCATAGACTATGAGCCAGCAGATAATGACTTTGATAAAAGTAGTCTTAGCGTGACCTCGGGGAAGTCCTAGTGCAAAGCGTAGAAGCCTACCTATGTCCTCTGTATTTCTATGCGTGAGAATCTGCCATACCGCAATATAGAATTGAGGTAAGGAATAGATACAAACAGTAGGCATACAGAGCGCAGCAAAGAAGTTGATATCTATCTTGCCACGCTCGTATGCTTCTACTAACTGTGTAGCTACTACATCAGTTTCTGCAAAGATTGTAGATTCTTGATCTGCAAGCATATTAGAAACTAGAGGCTAGCTGCGGGGTTTTTGTAATAACTTCTGCAAAGCTTTCATTTGCTGAGCCAGGTATTCTTTCATGTCCATTTTCTTTCTCCTTCATCTGAGAGAAGAGATTCTCTACACCAGTAGCAGTGAGAGGTGCCATACTCATATCATCAATGGCAATAACTTCTCGTTCAGAAGATACAGTTATTTCAGGTAATGCGTGCTTAGGAAGCGTGAGCTGCACTATGTGTTGATGAACTGTTAGATTAGCGTGAGCAGGATTCATGCGTTGCTTAGACTTCTCTTGACGCTCGGCTACTACGCGGAGAGCTTGAGTTACATCACGAAGCTCAGCAGAAGGAGCCATCTGCACAATCTGATCAATTAGGATGTGTTCAGCCGTGAGATATTTCGCAGTGATAGCAGCTTCTTCTACATCTTTCTTTGAGGCTTCTTCCATCTTCTCACGTAGAATAAGTTGGAAGTCTTCTGACTGAGAGAGTTGAGAGACGCGAGCCGGAGTCCATCCTACGATAGAAGCTACTTGAGAAGGCTTGATACCAGAGGCGAGGAGAGTTGCTACTCGCACTAGCTGATGTTGAGGAACCGAGGGGAGGGACATTTTCGTCTCCTTGTGGAGATAGTATGGTGAAATTATATAGTGAATATTATGGGAAGGAAAGGGATTTTTGAAAAATTTTAGGAAAATTTTTAGTAGCCTTTTGATAAGAATAGCCTGCCCTAAACCTAAAAAAAGTCACCGCCCCCAGCCTTTTCCTGGTGCTAGTAAGTCTCATTTAGTAGCTTTCAACAGGCGTAAAAAAGCCCCGCTAAATGCGAGGCTTGTTGGTTAGAAGATATAGCTTACATATCATCCAGTGCATCAGCGGAAGCGCAAGCGGCTTGCAATGCTTCCAGCGGGCGAGTAAAGCGAACGGCTTGCTCAGGCGTTAGAGTAACAGCGAAGTCCGTAATGTAATTCAGGAACTTAGCTTTCTTATCTGCGGTTTGCAGAGCCAGGCCCTTACGATTAGCTGCCAGGTCATAGACTGCGGCTTGCACGGCTTCCTTCTTGCCAGTCTTCGGCAGCCATGCCTTGAACGCTGCAAGCATCTCACGCACAGCGGCCAATGCATCGCCCTTATTAGCACTACCGCTTTCGAGCAGTTCTGCTACGGTTTCGGCGATCTTCTG